ACAACCTTTCTGGCGTTTGGTTTTGTCTAATAAATTAGCAAACTTATTTTGTCTGTCGTCTAACAACCGTTGCGCTTCTGGAGGAAAGGAAACCTCGCTTGCGTGCGCCGGGGCCACGTTTAGAATACTTAATAGTTTTGTGTACTCAGTATCTTTCCCTTCTCGTAAGACTTTTACCTTTTGTGGTTCTTCGTCTTTATAGTTGAGCGTGTCTGGAACTCGAAGTATACGAGCACAGTCTGCCGTTACCGCAGGGTCAGCCTCAAACTCCGCTTCTCTACATAATAGCTTTATTTTCTCAGCGACAGGTTTCCATTGTTCTTTATCAATAGCTTCTGTCAGTGTCCAATAAACATGTATACCCCTGCCACTATTAATTAGTGTAGGCGTAGGTAGCCCTTTATCGTTACAAAATTTCTTGAGTGCTAATAACGCTTCGCCCTGACTGGCAAAAGGTTTCCCCTCGCCGCAATCTAAGTCAAGCCAAAAAGATTTAAACCACTTAGCATTTTCCTGTGTCCTAGAAGAATTGTTTTCAAAAGTAGCGCACCCATAATAGACATTGAACTCGCCTACTAGTAGCTTCTCTGCCCCTGCTTTTAATTCTTCTAACGTATCATGAAAACTTTGTCGTGGTGCTAACCCCGCTTTTAACCCTACAAGACAATAATAACCTTCACTCGGAAGGATTCTTGTCAGAGTCTGTATCATAATCCCAATCCAATTTTCCGGTTTCTATAATTCTTTGTACTTTGTCGTGGTGTTTCTTATGAGGGTTCCAATCCCCATAAAACCACGCATACATATTGAATCTCGACACACCGAAATACTTAGATAACTCTTGAATTGGGATATCATTTTCAATACAAACCCTGCCAAGTTTAACGCCGATATTTTCAATCGGCGCTTCCTCATTCTTGCGGAGGGTATACACACTATAACCTCTAACGTCTTTCATTAGTCGTCTACCTTGTCGTCATCTGCAAATTGATTGAGGATGTCATCTAACTCGTTGGCATCATCTTTTTTCACAGGTGCTTTCTTTTTACGACTCTTTGTGGTTTTTGGAACAGGTACATCTTCTGCAACAGGCGCTTCTTCTGCCTCACCAAACGGGTTGTCATCTTCAGTCTTAGCTGAGTAACCATCCACTTCACCAAACGGGTTGGCTTCTGCCATTTCTGCTAATGACACCACCTGTACAGCTCGTAAACGTAGTGATACTCCTGAGTTAGACATCTTGTACGGCACTAACTCGACGTTAATATTGACAGTGCTACCAGATGTAAGTTGGAAGTCGTCGTCTAACTTAACGCTTTTAGCATCATATTGTGAGGGTTTGCGTGTAGCGTTTTGACCGTAAGCCGCCGCTAAACGAGTTTTGCCTTGAAAACGACCGTCATCAAGTTTCTTGAATGGCATGTCAATCTTCTCAGGCCAATTAGAATCTCGCCCCTCGTTCCAAGCAGTAACCATGTTTTTATACAGGTCTGCCGCTTGTTCCTTTGTCATGTTAAAAGACATTGAGTACGACGCACCATCATCAAATGCGTCACACGGCATAGATTTCTGCTTGGTGCTATCAAAGTGATAAGGCTTATCCATACGTGGATACATAGCCTCTACATTGTTAATATTAAAACGCGTGTAGTTTTTCTTAGCCATAGTCATTCCTTTATTGGTTTAAATGGATTGTATTCTTCCGTAGTAAATTTAGTTTTAACTGCGGATACTGCATCTACACTATTGGTTAAATCCTCTACCAATGATGTAAAAGTCTCTGGTACGAAGCCTACTGGTTCAAACAATAGCTTCTTGTATGGCGCGTCCTCGTCTTGAGATACGCGGGTAATCATTTGTTCTGGCTGATAGTTGTGCGAAGCCAAATACTTTTTGTATGCCGTGTACGGCAACCTTTTTGAGTTTTTCTTTTTGTCTGGTGCTGTACCAAACAAAGAAGTAGCAGGCAGGTGTAGCTGAAACACTCCTTGTGCTTCTTCCTTATCAGTAATAAACCCAACAGCTATGTGGGTAAACAATCTACAGGCTTTAGAATTATTATTTCCAGACCCACGTATGTTCTGCTTACAAAGCGTACAGCTTGAGTGTTGTTTATCTTTAGCAGTCACATCAGGCCCACGCCCTGCATCTGAAGTCCAACAAGTAGGTAATCGGCTTGCTCCGTTATCAAAAGAACCCTTGTAAAAACAACGAGATATGGCTATTGATTCATTAACAATAACAAGATCAAGATAGTCTCGCTCACAGGATGCAATTACCCCTTGTTCGTCCACTAACTGCCATACCTTGTCGTCGTGCTCAATGCGACGGTTGTATATGCTCCCCGCCATAATTACGATCTACGAACTACTATCTTATACCCTGCATCAACATTGATGCCTTCTGGTATCTCATCAGGATTTTCTTCCATAAACTGATTCATAGTAGATTGTTTGATCCGTTTCTCAAGGCAATCAAACGCGTCATTCCTAACTACCCACTCATAAAACGCAGGCCAATTAGCTGTCCATATCTTGCGCTGTACTTGGCACATGATTGTGCCGGATTCTGTTTTGACTGACATCACGTCATGCTCAAGACAATGCTCTTGCAGATGTGCTTCAATCTTTTCTTTATCTTCTTTTAGTTTGGCTATTTTCTTATCGGCTTCTTTCTGTATTTTAGATATCTCGTCGCGTATCTTAACTACAGCTCCGGCAAGTTGCCCCAATGATGCTTTCACTTCTTCAGTCATTTCATACTCCGCTTGTAAGAGTTAGTAAAGAAACTAGTATATATGTAAATATTGACTTTGCAAAGGTTTTATTTACTTTATTTCTTCGTTATATAAATCAATTAGTTGTGTGTGGGTTTCGAGTTTTCCAGACAATAGTTTGTACAATCTTCTCTCGACTGGACTACCTTGTATGTGTACCACAGTCATCTTGTTTGACTGTCCTTTACGATTAATTCTTGCGTTTGCTTGCAAATAAATCTCGGTGCTTGTTACAGGCGCATACCATATCACCGTACTCGCCGCAGTAAGCGTGACACCGTGAGCCGCCGCTTGAGGTTGTATAATAAGAACTTTAGTATCTTCGTTAGTTTGAAAGCGCCTGAATATATCTGTTCGTTTAGATGGTGATACGTCACCAGTCACACATTCGCTAGGTACGCCAGAAGACATAAAAAACTCGTGTAGCAAGTCTATCGTATGTCTAAATGGTACAAATATAAGAACTTTAGCTATTGATTCGTCTACAACTTCTTTAATTACGTTTAATCTATTGCTCACGTCGAACTCTACAGTGTTGCCTGAGTTTGCGTAGACCGCACCGCAAGATATCTGTAGTAACTTATTAAGATTAACTGCCACATTAGCACTTGTTACTATCTCATCCTCTGCCAACATCAAGAACTCAGTACGAACTTCTTTATAGTAGTGCTCTTGTTGGCGAGTCAATGGGGCTTCTCTTTCTGTATATACAATATCAGGCAGGTCTAAACATTCTTCTTTAGTAAACCGTATAGCAGGCTGTAATGTTTTAAACACAGTATCAACTGCATCTGGTTTAGGTATCCATTTGAATCGACTGACTGGATACATAACTAGGTCGCGGTATGCTGTCTTAGAACGTACTACATTGTGCGGTACACATAGTTTAGCCAACCCATGTGCATCGACTGGAGATTGTGCCGCAGGTGTACCAGTCAGCATCCATACCCACGTATCTGAATTGACTAGTTTAGCCATCGTTTTCCACCGTTTTGTAGTGGCTGTTTTGTACGCGTTGGCTTCGTCAATAATAATTAAATCAAACCCACCATCTTTTATGGCATCTTGTACCACATTTACACCGTCATAGTTAATGACGACATACTCGTAACCGCCGTCGTTTATTATGTCGGTTCTTTTTTCTCTCGACCCATACGCTACCCCGACACTTCTATGTACAGCAAACTGGAATAAATCTGTTTGCCACGCACTTTGCATAATTGATAATGGGCAAACAATAAGAACTCTGTTTATGTACCCTGCTTGTAGTAAATAATCGGAAGCCCATATACAAGCCGCAGTTTTACCTGTGCCTTGTTCGTTAAAGCAAAATGACCGTGGGTTTAATGTTAAGAACTCAGCAGTAGTTTTCTGGTGTTCCATTGGTGGAAACACCCCACCCCAAACGTAATCACGCATGATTGGGCTAGGAATATTCTTCATATTCAGCCCTGCTAACTGTTGCGTTGTAGCTAAATCCCAGTCTACCGTCATGGTGTAGACATCTTCTGTTATGTCTACTACTTTGCTTGTTGGTATTTTATCTTGGATTCTGTCTGGGTTTCTGGTTCTTAGTACGAGAGTCTTGTCCTCTACTACTTGCATATCACTTCTTCTTTTTTGTTGTTCTCTTTTTAGTCACCCGCTTTTTCTTGGGTGTGTTTTTCTTTACAGTATGATCAGAGTTTCTGCTAAAACTTCTGTTCTTACTTGGTTTAACTAACCGCAGATTACTTTTCTTATTTGTGCCGCCTTTAGATATTGGTTTCTTGTGGTCAATATCTTTGCCTTTACGATCAACCCCTTCTTTATCCATAGCATAACGAGCGCGTTCTCTAGCGTTTCTTGCTTTTCTTTCGTTTCTTCTTTTTTGTTGTTGATACTCTTTTTTGTACGGTCTTTTTTTGTTTACGTATGGCATTTTTATCTTT